AAGCGGTACTCCCGCTCCGGCGGCAGCACCTTCAGCGCGCGCAGGTCGCGGGCAAATCGCTCTTCCAACTTGCTCGGGGCCTTGGGGGCGCGCTTGACGGCCTTCTTGACGGCCGGCAATCGGATAGCGCGGGTCGCCATTACGCCGCCCTCTTCGTCAGGTGGTGTTGCCGCTTCACTTCCATCTCCAGTTCCTCTTTTGCTGCATCGCCGCGCCTCGACCCGACCAGTTCTAGGTACGGGCGACGCCTGGCGAACGGCTGGGCCAACACCCAGCGGGCCTCACATTCGCGGCGGTGCGTCTCTTGATCATTCATACGGCCGGTCGTCCTGTGTGCTGAACTCGATGTACGAGCGCCCCCGGCGGTTCTGATCAGGCGTGAACTGCTGGGCCTCACGGCAAAAGAACAGATAGATCTTGCGATGCCCTGCCTCACCGCTGCGGTCCTTGACCAATTCCAGGTGTGCATCGGGCTTCTCGTCCTCAACGCCGACTTCCTTGCGCGCCGACCAGACCACGAACACGTTGTCCGCGCCGTTGGTAATGTGGCCACTGCCGGCAACGTCCAGCTTGCCGGGTGCCTTGTCCTCGGTTTGACCCTTGCGCGGGTGGGCCACAAGGTGAACGTGCGAATTGGTTTCGTGGCAGAAGGCGACGATCTTGCGCATGGCCGTCTTCTGGGCGGTCATCGCCCCCGGTCCGTCTTCGGGAACGTCCGTCGTCATCAGGCTGTCGATCACGAAGTGCGTGATGCCGTAGCGGCGAGCGCCGTACCGGAACACCTCCAGCAGTCGGTCCACCGTTGCTGCGCCCACCGTATCGAACACCCAGGCGCGGTCTTGCAGCCAGTCGGCGACGTGGCGCAGGAACGGCCGGGACGGGCGATCGATACCCGTGATCTGCTTGGTCAGACGCTTGAGCTGCACCCGCGCCGGCAGTTCGCCCGAGAAGACGCAGATACGCTCGCCGGCCTGCATGACCGGGATGAGCGCCTGCATCAGCATGAGGCTTTTGCCGTGGCCGTTGATGCCAGTCCAGACGCTGACCTCTGCCGGGCGCCACTCCCACCAGTCGTAGGTGCGGCCGCAGAATGCCAGATTGGGCAGCCTGGGCGCGTCGTGCGACGGGTAGAACATCCCCTCCACGTCGCCCATAAAGTCGGACAGCGGCCGCAGTTCTTCGGGGTCCAGGTGGCGCGCGGCGCGGATGGCGTGGTCGAAGTCCTCGCCATCGGCCTTGTGCTCAGTCAGGTACTCATTGGCGTCCTTGGCCTGGCCGAAGATGGCGATGCGGCAACGCTCCACACCCAGGCGCTGCGCAACCTCACGCGCCCCCTTCTGGCCCGCTTCGTCGTTGTCGTAGCACAACACGATGTCGCTGAACTGCTGCAAGCGCTCCCAGTCGTTCTCGATCCACTGGTGATTGCCCGCCCCCGCATTGATCGACAGCGAGGCGATTCCCATCTGATGGCCCGTCATCGCGTCAATCTCGCCCTCAAAAATCGCGACCCGGCGCGCATTCGGTTCGATCAGATGCCAGCCGAACAAGCACGGCTCGGCCCCGGTTTCCTGCCGCATGTCCTTCTTGTCGTCCGGGTTGCGCCGCTTGGCGTTGATCAGTTCCCCGTCGCGCAGATACGGGAAGACCGCATACGTCTTGCCCTTGTTCTCCTGCTCGCCGATCTTGAACGCGGCGATGGTTTCGTCGGTCAGCCCTCGGCCGGTCAGCCACTCCCGGACGCGCGATTTCGGTGTGCGGCATTCCGGTTTGGCCGGGCGCGTGTACGTCGGCGCCTGGCGCTGCGGCATGTCGTCGCGGATTCCAAGGTGCGCCTTGGCGTCGCGCATGGCCTCGGCCACCGTGCCGCCGCGCACCGCCACCCACAGGTCCAGCAGGTCGCCCGATTCGCCGGTGCTGAAGTCCGACCAAACGCCCGCCTTGTTGCCCGTCATGCGCACCGACAACGACGAGCCGGGTTCACCCCCGACGCTGCCGACCTTCCACTCTGGCCCGGCCTTCTTGCCCTGGGGCAGCAGGTACGGCACCAGCGTCGAAGCCGATGCGGCCATCTGCCGTGCGAGCTCCGCAGCGTTCATGCCGTCACCTCCCGCGGGATGCGCTTGCCGTCACGGAACTGCCGGAACGTGTGCTCGGTGCAGCCGTCGCTGATCGCCTCCCAGACGCTCGCGTAGCCGGTCTGCGCCAGCCAGGCGGGATTCGTGTCGATGTCCAGGGGCGAGCCAGGCGGTTGCGCTTGTCCAGCGCCTCCTCCGTCTGCCGCCCGCCGCCCCGCGCTGGGAGCGCCCAGGGCCGCGATGATCCACGACACGGGTTCGACCACCTGCTGCTCCGCGCAGCGCACAATCGCCTCTCGCACCGCCTCCGGCCCGTAGCCCTTGACCCACTTGCCCAGCACGCTGCGCGCCGCCTTTTCGGCCTGTCCTGCCGCCGTCAGCAGCGGGACACCCAGCGCCCACACCGCCTCCTGGGCCGTCATGCCGGCCGCAGGTGGAAGTTCCGGCGAGGCGTCAGCCGTGCCCGAAGCTTTAGCTTCGGAATTATCTTTTGGAGACGGAGACGGAGACGGAGACGGAGACGGGGCAGTGCCAGATTCTGCCAGTGGCATGCTACTAGCACTTTTTGGCACCACCACAGGCACACTAATGGCACTTTCTAGCACTGCGGCAGAAGTGCCAGCGGCTTGCGCTTGGCACTCGGGAGCATCCTCGCCGCTTGCGCTCCCGATGCGTTCGGCATACTCGGGCATGCGCCGGGCAGCCTCCTTGCGGCCGTATTTCTTGCACAATGCAGCCCAGCGTGCCTTCTCGCTGCGCGCTTCGGATCCGGCGACCCAGGGGTTGTGTTCTTCCCAGTCGTGAAGGGTCCGGCAGTATTCGTCGCCATCCAGAAAGCCGACATCGCGCAGCGTGGCGACGAGTTCGCCCTCGCCCCCGGCCCAGTCGACGGCAAGCTCGATATCCTCATCGGACAGGCCCGTCAGGTTCCCATCGGGCCTATTGGCAGCACACCAGAGGAACAGGCAGACCAGGCGCCACGCGCCATCCCCGCCCAGGCGGCGGACCAGCTTCTTGGTCTTCGGGTGCGTGGCCAAGCCCACGGCAAGACGTGCATCTGTTGCCATAGTTACTCTCAGAACGGCAATTCGTCGTCGGACGCGAGCGGCTGGAGGCAACCGCTCCCCGTGCTTGCTGCAACCGGCGTCGTGGTCACTTCTTCCTGAACGGCGGGCGCACCAAAGTACGAATCCGGCACCAAGAAGTAGGTACTACCGTCGTAGCGATCCCAGGACCATCCGCGGGCGTCTAGCCACGCGATAAACCCGTGATGCACAGTGCCGTCGTAGTCGTCAGGATCAGGGCTTACCGTCTCGAAGATAGGCAGGCCATCCGGCATCAGTACTTCATCTTCGGCCCCCGTCCAGATGCCTTCAACGTCCTTCCATTGCTCCCCGAACTCGCGCAAGGGCCGCATCCAGAGACCCGGGAACGTCGCGGCCAAGTCGGCCCGCATCGCGTCATACGTCAAGGCTTGCATTGCATATACCTCCATCACTCCACTTGAAGGCACAGCGCCGGGCCGGGTGGAGGAGTCCGGCTTTCGGGAGCTACCCGGGCGCGTGCACACCGTTATCCGCCTACGGCCTGAACCGGTGGCGGCGTTGAAAGACGGCCCGAATGCGCTCTTCGCGCTCCAGGCCACGATCGAAAGCTGCGATCCACTTGCGCATCGCGCGCCGGCGCCACAGCAGCCAAATGCCGATACCGCTCCCAATGGTCAGGGCCAGCGCCCAGGTGATCGAGGCGAACATGACGAGGGTCAGGATGGCGGTATCCATTCGGTCAATCCACAATGAGCGCGATAAGCAGGAACCAGCCCCAGCCCGGCGCATCGTTCGCGGCGAGCAGAAAGGCGAAAAACAGGCATGCAAGGGCGGCCATACTCATATCGTCGGCGGCCAGTTGCCCCACGCCAGCACAGCCAGCGTGAAGGCCAGAACGAGGCAGTCGAAATAGGTCATCAGGCATCCCCCGAGCCAATCCAGACAGCGCCAGGCGCCGGCGACGTGGTGGTATCGCCGGGGACGTGGGCAAGTGCATCCAGCGCCTCGCTAGTGTTTCGCACAGACCAGCCAGGGCAGCTGCCGTGCTTCTCGGCCAGCGCGCCATACAAGCGCACGTTGCCCTTCGGCAATGGCGCGCTCGGGAAGCCCTCGAACGACTGCGGCGTGTAGCCCGCGAACCGCTTCGCAACCGCCTGAGCGGGCGACTCGACGGAGCGCACGCCGCGGTGCTGATCCGCGCGCGTCTCGGTGTAGGTGGCCAGCGAAACCCCGGCCTCTTCGGCGCGGTCGATGAGGCAGGTGTCAGCGTTAGGCATGGGCAGGGTCCAGCCTCTTGGAGCGCGTGCGCGCTTCCCTCTGCAGCATTTCGAGGCAGTCTTCGACAGTCACCGCCCCTTCCGTCTTCCGGACGATTTCCAGCGAGTAGTGCAACGAAACGGCGGTTTTCCCGAGGATCCATTGGCTGACCAACGCCTGCGTGACGGGAGGGGTCAGCGACGCGCCGAAGTCCGCTTGTGACTGGCCGCGCTCTTTGAGATAGGTATCAAGTTTCATGGGGTGGGTCCATTACGAACCCACATAATAGCTATCCTATTTGAAACTAGTCAATAGCATCCCTTTTTGCTACGATAAAAGCATTACTTATTAGGAGGCCCCGCCATGGCAAATATCCCCGAGGACAGCAAGGCTGATGCCGCCCGGCTTCGAGACCTTTTCAAGGCAAGGACCAAGCTTTCGCAGGCTGCGTTTGGTAAGCAGTACGGCCTCGGGAGTCAAGGCATGGTCTGGCAATATCTCAGCGGATCCACGCCGCTAAACATCCCGGCAGCCAAAAAATTTGCTGAGGGTTTGGGGGTGTCCATCGACTCATTCAGCCCCACCTTGGCCCGCCAAATCGAAGAAGCTTCTGCGCTCACTGAGCGCCCTATAGATGCATCCAGCAACGACGAGTTCGTGATGGTGCGCCGTGTAGACGTCAAGCTCTCTGCGGGTCACGGGGCATTCGTATACAGCGAAGATGATCTGAGCAGGCTGGCGTTTCGCGCCGACTTTCTCCGCACAGTTGGCGCTGGCCCCGAGAACTCGGTCTCCGTTACTGTCGACGGTTCCAGCATGGAACCGACCATCCCCGACGGGTCGACCGTGCTCATCAATATGCGCGCGAAGTCGATTTTGCCGGGGAAGATCTATGCCTTCCGCTTGGACGGGCAGTTGCTAATCAAGCGGCTTTATCATGACTCCCGCGGCACGGTGACGGCGCGTTCTGACAATCCGGAATTCGACGACCTTCGCATTAGCGACGACTGTGCGGACTTCGAAATCCTCGGGCGTGCGTTCTGGATGGGCGCCAAGCTTCACTAACAACAACCAAAGCTATTGACGCCATTTAAAAGGATAGCTATTATTTGATCGTGGATTGCCAGTTTCGCTGGCTCCAGAAAGACGAAGCCCCGCCGATTGCGAGTCGTGCGGGGCTTCAGAAGAACAGCGATTTGCCGTCGCTGCCCTCAACCTGGACGGCTTAGGAGGCCAATATGTCCAAGAAAGATATCCGCCCCACGGGTGCGGAGGGGATTTCTACGTCTGTAAATATACAGCAGGTCGCACAATTGGGGAAGACCCCGACGCTTTCCCCGAGCGAAGTTGCCAACGCATTGGGGCGCGCCGCCGAGGCATTGCGTCGCGCTGGCGCTCTCTTTTCCGTCATCAACGAAGCCCAGGCCTCCGGCCGCGAGGGGTTTTACTGCATTCCGGACCTTGTCGGAATCGGGATGGAAATCACGGGGCTGGAAGCCGAGAGCGCCCAGGAATGGGCCGATCTGGCCGAGAAATCGGCAGCCGGGGGTGCGGCATGAACCACTATCTCGTCGCCGATCCCTGGGCCGTCCAAGGCTTGATGGCCGGCGTTGAAAGCCTGTGTCACTACGTGCAGATGACCACGCAGGGCATGCTGGATCAGGCAGCACGCATTGCCAAGAACGGGGAGGCTTCGCAATGACCCGAGCCGTCTCCAACACCACCCCCGTCGACATGGGAATGGCGCAATGGATCCTCGATGTGCTCCAGCAGCGTGATGCGCGCATCTACTCCCTGCTGAATGCCATCGGCGACATCATCCCACCCGAAACCCATGAGCACGTCCTGTACCGCCTCGCCTTCGAGATGGCCGAGGACGAAACGAACTGGGCGAAGCTGCGCGAAGCACTGGGATTCCCCAGGGCCGGCGCTATGGGAGGTGCAGCATGAACAACCGCCAATTGCTGACCACGGCCGGCAATGTCGTTGACTTGCTGCGCAAGCTGACCAACGACATCGACGAAATGAACGCGCTGCTTTGCGCGATCGAAGACCGCGCGATGGATGGCGGCGGCGGCCTGGAACAAGGCTCCGTCGCAGCCCTTCATCTCGAAACCCTGGCCCGGATCGGAACCGACATCGCGGAGCGCAATGCCAGTTTGGCCTGCGACACGATCTGCGCGCTGCAGGCAGTAATCAGCGCGTCCAACAGCGAAGGGGAGGCAGCATGAACCTCGCCCCCAACCCCACCCTGGTTGCCGCGAGCAACGCGCTGGAGGACATCCGCGAAACCTCGCTGCGGCTCCGTGCCCTGCTCGACATGATGACGGGCAGCGGCTATGCGGTCTTCGAGGAACTGGACGGCGACCTGCGCGAAAGCCTGATCGCCCAAGCGTTCTTCCTGGCGGCCGAGATCAACGACAAGTCCGGCGCCGCCATTGCCGCAGTCAATGGAGGTCAAGCATGACCACCTCCAAAGAAATCGCATTCCTGGAGCGCGCGCGGCAAGGCTTTGTCCATGCCCTGGCCATCCTCGACGCTGCGGACAAACTGCCCAACCCCGATATCTCTGACATCGACACGCTGATGAACGCTACGCGGGATCTGCTGGGTCACCATCTGGAAGAGATAGACGACACCCTTGACGCTTTGCGCGCAGGAGGTGCGGCATGAATTATCTGACCACCTTCACCGCAGCAGATCTCGCCGGCCACCGGGCCGCAGAGGCGTGGTATCTCGACCTGGTACACCGCGCCGACGCTGCCGGCGGCGACTTCATCCCGTCCCTGCTGCGCGAAACCCACGACGCCTTGCCCGAGGCGGCTCGGGGCGGGTTCCTCGATGCGATTGGTGCGCTGTTGGTCACCGCCGAAATCAGCGGCGACCCTGTGGCCGGCGCGCAGAATTTTACCGAGGACATTTACATGTACTCGCTGCCGCCCGCCGAGCAGCGGACCTTCATTCAGGAGGGTCCGCGCGATGAATAGGCCCCGCACCCCTACAGAGCAACTGGCGGCGGCCGTGCGCGGTCGCGCGCTGTACACGCGCCTGTACGACGAAGCCAAGCGCGAACTGGAACAGGTCCGCGAGCAGCTGACCAACGAGCGGATCCAGCACGCCCAGGCCACCGCGGCGCTGGGCAACGTGGCCCATGCCTTGGAAACCGGCACGGCGCCGGACGTGGTCCTGGCCATGGTCCGCATCGCGCTGCGCATCACCCCGGGAGGGCAGCCGATATGAGCCTCGCCGACGACCTCGGCGACCTGGTGGTGGCTGTCGCTGCCACCGCCTCGGTTGCCTTTGCGCTCTACGTCACCCGCGACGTGACGCCCCAAGCCATATCGGCGGCGACCAGCTTTATTGCTGAGTGCCCGACCGTCACCCAATACGAAATCTGGCATGTCGGCCCACAGCGGTCCATGCACATCACTTGCGAAGGAATCGCACGATGAACAACAACGAAGCGCTACGCGCGCTGTTTACGCTGCCGCCGATCCCCGCCAGCGCCAGTACTGCTGTAACCGCAGTCGAAGCACCGAGACCCGAGGTTATCACGGGTGATCAAGAGGTCGATGCGGTGCTGTGGCTGCAGCGCATCGTGGCCACCGGCGACAAGGCTTTGATCGACAAGGCGATGGAGGCCGTGAAGCGGATCACCACGCCGATGAAGACGCTGGCGGATCGCTACTCGGCCCACCTGATCGCGGCCGGGCACCACACGATGCAGGTCGCATTTGCCTCCATCGGCTTCGGCGACCTGGAAGACCAGGCCAAGCGAGCCGTCGAGAAGGCCGCACGACGCCATGAGGCCCTTGCCCGATTCGGCACGATCGAGGCCCTCGCGGCCGACACGCCCGTCGAGGCGATCTGCATTCAGTTGTGCAAGCGTGTGCGCAAGTACCGAAATGGGTTCATCGACGAAGCTGCCGCCCAAAAACGCCTCCTGACCAGGCCCGAGCTTGTTCCCGCCACGATCAGCGACTGCTTGTTGGCGTTGCGCTATTGGGACGACATATACCGCCTTCGAAACGCGACGATTGATGGGTACGGCGATGCATGCCAGGAGTGCACCGCGCACGAATGGCTTTGCTTCGGCATGCTGGCCAAGCTCCCGCCCAAATCTGGCGCGGAGGCCATTGCCGTTTATGACTACTTGGAGGCATCGGATCGGATGGACATGTCCGAGACGCCGGCGATCCTGCGCAACCTGATCGCCAGTAGCTGGCAGACCAAAACGAACTGAGGTGACCATGAACCAACTTATCCAAGCTGGCGGCATGGCCGCCACGATGACTACCCTGATTATCGACAACATCGACATCCGCCAGGATGCGCACGGGCGTTACAGCCTGAACGACCTGCATCGGGCGAGCGGGGGTGAGCGGAAAAACGGCCCTTCGCTGTGGTTGGAAAACCAGCAGACGCAGGCCCTCGTCGCCGAGTTGGCGCTGGAAATGGCCGATGCAGGAAATCCTGTATCGGTGGTCCGCGGCGGTACTGAGCAGGGCAGCTACGCCTGCAAAGAGTTGGTCTACGCCTACGCCATGTGGATCAGCCCGGCGTTTCACCTGAAGGTGATCCGAGCCTATGACGCAAAGGTGAACCAGCCTGCCACCGTTGCGACCCTGCCGGACTTCTCGAACCCAGCAGCCGCCGCTCGGGCCTGGGCCGAACAGTTCGAACAGCGCGAGCAGCTCGAACTGGAGAACCGCGCCCAGGCCAGCGCGCTGGCACTTGCCGCCCCCAAGGCCGAATTCGTGGACCGCTACGTCGACTCCACCGGCAACAAGGGCTTCCGCCAGGTCGCCAAGCTGCTCAAGGCCAATGAGGCCCGCTTCCGGGAGTTCCTGGAGGACGAGAAGATCATGTACAAGCTGGGCGGCGAGTGGACCCCCTACCAGCAGCACATCGACGCAGGGCGCTTCGTGGTCAAGACCGGCGTGTCCGAGTCCGATCATGCCTACAACCACGCCAAGTTCACCCCCAAGGGGATTGAGTGGATCGCGGCGCAGTGGGCAGTCCATTGCCTGCGCGACAGCGGCGAGCAGGAGGCGGCATGAAGCAATCCGAACTGAACCACCTGCGCCGTCTGCTGGGCTGGGTCCGCTGCGATATTGGCCAGGATCCGGCCGGCCAGCAGCAGACCATGATCGACATCGCCGGCAAGCTGGGCATCGATAGCATCGACGCCGACGCGAAAGCCCGCCTGGTGGACAGCTACCGCCGGGCCGAGGCCGTGCCGGTGTACGTCCGGGATGCCGTCAAGGCGCTTGAAAAGACAGTGGCGGCCGCCGGGCGCGGCCCTGGTGCTGAAACGGCCCGCGCCACCGCCGAAACCCGCGCCAATACTGGGTTTGACCCTGGTGCTGCCGCTGGGCGCGAGCCGGCAGCGGAGC